GATAAGCGTTCCCTGCCCTTTTTTAGTTACGACAGTTACAGCAAGAAAGCCTTGAAGGTTTTTAGCACCCTCAAGCGTTCCTGATTGCGTTGTGTTTGGCGCATGATCCACTTCTATGCGTGGAGTTGAGCCGTCATGATTTATGTTAGGCCATGCAAAGGTTGTTGCGGGATCCGTCACTAATGTGTTTAAATGCCTAAATAAAGCATCCTCTAATAAGGCTTCACCAGTTAATGCCATTAAAAATATCTCCCGATGAAGGGTTAAGACGCTTAAAAGAAGCCCGTGAAATTTTGGGCGATGAAAGCTGTGATAATATTGCTATCGATACCGCCCTACGTGTTCACCGTGAGGCATTCGACAACATGAATAATGCAATTGATGCGGCTATTGCTAAGACACTAAAGAAACAGCGCGATTGATATGTGATTGCCAGCGCTGGGCCGCTAATTTAACCATATGACGACCAGCACGACCTCTTGAACCATTCTCGACATGTTGCGCGTAATTTGCGACATAGTTAGCGTAAATCGTATCACCTAAGTCAGCACCGGCTATCACAAGCTCATATGCTGTATTATTTAAGCTAAAACCTTTGTCTCTTAATGGGGCAAAACCAGATAACGAAACCGTCATTGATGACTTTAGAAAGCCTGTATCAACTGGCGTTCTGTCTAAAGCTTCATCAATCGTGAACTGGACCGCCGTTTTAAACACGGCTTCCATTTTCTCTTCGGAGTCAGATATCCATTTATCAACAGTAGCGCTAAACGTTGCCATATATTACCTTAAACGATATTTCCCGCATTCAAACTCAAAAGGATAAAACCATTGAAGCTTACTTTTATTTTAACAGCTGTACTTATGATCACCTTTACAAGCCAATCACACAGCAAGCCAACTTGCATTGATGGCAGTGACCAAGTTTTTATTCTTGATGACTGGAATATAGAAAAAGTCGATGTGTTATATTCTAACGTTCTACTCACCATCTCAAACAATCTGAATGAGCCAACCCGCCTCACTGAAGGGTCAATTATGTTTTTCGATGTCCTTGGCTCAAACCTGACCAGCTTTGATTTTCCCCGAAATAAGCTAATTTCCCCAGGTGAAACAATAAAAGAAAAATTTAACCTTCATACTCGATCATTACGGAGAATTACGTCAGTCGATCTTGATTTAATTTCCACTGTTATTTGCACTAAAGCGACTGTTTCACCTAATGGAAAAGTAACTAACTATTAGCAAAATAATTAATCTTAACTCTCATAGCACAACGACAATTAATAACCTGATCCGGCCCGCCTGCTGGATCTCCTGGGTGTTTCATCATTCTGCCGCCTACGTTAAAGCTCTCACCGAACTTAACGAGCTGCTTATCTGCAATTATATGGTCAATTCGCGTTCTTGCATCATTAGCCGCATCCCACATGAGCGAAACTTGATTTGCACGAACTTTGCCCGTTTGAATTAATTGTTCTACCGCTTGATATTGCCCCGCATGTAACGCCGTTAGAGCCTCAGTCCGTCCGATTGTATCGCCTCGAAGCTTTAGAAGTCTGTCAGAGTAACGAGAAAGAAGCTTTTCAATCTGCTGCTTTGATAGCGCTGCGTCTTCTTTCTTTACCTTGTTAAGCATTGCATCAAATCGTCGATCGCGCTTTGTCCGGCTCATGAATGATGAGTAATCACCGTTTTGCAATTCTAGCTTAGCACTTGCCACCGCTTTTTCTTGCGTGGCTGATAGCCCTAATATGCCGCCTGTTCTACGGCCTGTGCGTCGATCAATGCGACCAACAATGTCAAGTGCAACCGTGCGCGGGTTGTTACCCTCTTGCAAGCCCTGCTCTAGCGCCGTTCTAACCGCAATCTTTTGATCATCAACAATTCGTGTGATTAAGTTTGATGAATGCTCACGGATAATTCTCTCAGCAGCTAGGTTACGAGCGTTAAACCGAAATACAAATCTGTTTGCCTCTTGGTCACGCAACTCACCAAGCTCTTTAATGATATGGTCTCCGCCATCCTCAAAGGCTTGTTCTAATACACGTTCAAATTCAGCATATGCCTCACGTTCGAGAAACAGCACATCAAGCGCGGTCCGTGTATCGCCTCTATCAAGCGCTTCAATAATTTCCTTTATTCGTATCTTAGATTTAATCTCGTCAATACTCGCAAGAAAGGCTTGATTAAGCTCTTTGTCATATTGGCTAAGAAGCTGGTCAAATGTCATGATCTAGCTTGCACTTCCCAATAAACAACAGTGCCGGCCGGTGATAGTGGCATAACGTTAACAATCGAATGATCAGGAGAACCACTTATTGCAAGCTTGTGACCAACATCAGGAGCGATTGTTGCGCCCTCTGTTGAGATATAAATCTTTTTATCGCCCTGCTTAACGAGCGTCCCGTCAATCTGTGAATTTTTATACTTAGAAACCGCAATAATTACTGGCTGCTCTGATGGCGTTTGCGTAGGGTTCCAAGCATCACCAGAGCCAGCCAATACTTTTAGCTTGGCATTCTGCCCAAAACGCTTGATAAGGCGCTTGGCGGTTGCCTGTGCCTTTGTGTAATCGAATGTGCTCATGATCTATTGAGAAACTTTGTAGAAGAGCCACCAGAAACCAAGAATTGGTTAATCAGGCTATCAACAACTGGAATGACGGGCGTTACTGAACGGATAGAATTTGATGTCCCTGCATACTCAACTTCCAGATCACCAACCTTTTCACGTGAAATCTTATCAGATGGTGTAAAATCAGGGCTAATCGAATTAGCTTCTAACAACTCACGCAAGGCAAGCTCACAACATGCATCAATTACCTCTTGTGGCAATTCATCCGTTGCAATCTCGTTGCCTTCAGCGTCCGTTACGTCTTTACGGGGCCATGAAAGGGCTTGTGAACGACCGTTAACACGTGACCCTACCCAATTTAAGCCGTTTAAATAACTCGTAGCGCGTCGAATAGCTGGCTCTTTTACTGTTGTGTCGTCACCAGTCCAAGCAGTGTTACCCTTGGCAGTGTGATAAGTATCACAGTCAGCAGTAGAGACAAACGCGTCAGCATTAGCAACGCTTGAACCATCTTCAACAGTTAGAGCCATAATCTATTATTCCGCGTTCAATTCGTTGTATGTTTTGATAAGCGTTTCACGGCTTGTACGACCCGCAGGGCTTTCGCCTGTCACGCTTTTGATTGCAGCGCGTAGTTGCTCATTAGACAATTGATCACCGCTATCAGTGCCTAATGGCTCGTTAGCGTCTTGATTTGCCTCAACAGGCTTTGCAGCGCGTTTTTTATTGGCAAGCATCATATCAGCGAATGAAACCGCTTGACCTGGCAGAAAACCGTCTTTGTTTTTCTCTGACATCATAAAATCCATATATTAAAAGGGAGAAAGGGGCCGAAGCCCCAATCAATTAGTTAGTTACAAGGAATGCAAGCGGAACGTTTTTACGCTCAACAATGCGATCCCATGATGTTGCCGCTTTAAGCTCTGTATTTGTAAAGCTTGTCGCAGCCGGCGTACCTGTGTGTGAGAAGCCAAATGGGTGCAAGAGCCATGTCTTACGCTCCCATAGTGTTTCAACACCGCCACCATTACCTTGAGAAGCTTCACGCTCTAACTCTACAGGCATAATTGGTGTGCCTTCGCCGTAGCCAAATGCGCCAGTACCGAACAATACAGAACGATATTTAAAGCCATCTGTTGAACCAGCAATCGCAGGGAATGCCAAGTCGTTTACAATAATACGACGACCTTTGTATGCTTGATAAAGCAAGTTGCCTTCACTATCGCGAACATCTTCAGCGCCGTTAAGCTGTGTGATTTTCTTAGCGATTGTTGAGTGAACGCCGATAGCTGTAATGCCATCAACCATATCACCCATTGTAAATGCAGCTTCAATGAATGCATCGTCTGAGAATTGAGTTGAAGCAGATTGACCAGCAATGCTTTCAGATGCAATGTCGTGAACCATGTCACCGCTATCGTTAGCAACGTTATCAGCATATACGCCTTCTGTTGCAGCCATCAAACGAGCTTGCCATTGTTTCATCCAGTATTCACCGAAACGGTTACGGATATGTTGCAATGCATCGTCACCAACTTGCAATTCACGTGCAAGGTCTGTTGCTGAATAACCTTGGTTCAAGAATGCTTTACGTGCATCTTGTTCAGCTTGTTCAGCTTTTTGCGCTGTGGCTGTTGCTGATGGATCATCGCTTGTAAGATTCGGCTCAACTGTGTGGTCCAAATCTTTCCAGAAAGGTAGTTCAGCTTTTTTACCTTCGCCATTTGCAAGGCTATCCAAAAGAGCGTCACGCGTTGCAACACCACTTGAGAAGAATGCAGATGATTCAGGAGAGTTAACAGGCGCAAGGTCTTGATAAACGGTTGCGTCATAGATATCAGCTAGTTGTACTGTAGCCATTTTTAATATTCCTTATGAATGAGGAACACGGTTAGCCAGCGGCTTTAATCCGTTGATATTCCTCTGGGTTGTCTCGATTAAGAGCGACCTTCTCACCGGAAGTCATTTCGCTCCATTTTTTATTAGAATTACCCGAACCGTCACCACCTTTGCGACCACCACCACTTGGAAGGGTTACATATTTTTTACCCCCACTAGCAGCCCATCGCTTAACATAATCGTCGACGCTTACAGGCCCCATATCACTTTCAACAATTGCTTTACCGTCATCGCCTGTTTTGACTTTTGGGGCTAAGATTGCTCTTGCACCTTCGGATAAACCAGGGTCATTAATACCAGCCGCCAACAGTGCATCGCCTAAGTCACGCTCAACCGCAAAACGGCTAAGTTTCCCCTCGGCTTCACCGGCTTTGTTTTTCCAGCTATCGCGATCAGCTTCCAATTCAGCGCGCATTTTAATCAATGCCGCTTCATCTGCCTTACCATCCTTTGCCTTCTTCCAAATCTCAAGGTCGAAGTCTTCTGGTAGGTTTGCGGAATTAGCTTTTAATTGATCGCGTTCTGTTTTGACTGCTTCCAGATCAGTTTTGACCCTGTCATACGCATTGCGCAGACTAAGCACATCTTTGTGCACCTTAATCGTATCATCTGTATCTAGGTAAAATTTGTTGTCAGCGTCTTGTTTGTAGTGTGGTTTAAGGCTCTCTTCGACATTGTCGAGAGATTCTAGTACGAGTGAAATAGGCATTGCCTAAAATCCTTTATATTGCGCCATTGGCGTATTGTTCATCATTGATGAGTTATTATTCAGCGGGAGTAATAGCCTCTAGCTGTGCTTGTCGTATTGCCTCTGGATCTTCGTCCATAGCCAGCAATTCGTCTTCAAGTTCCCGCTCTGGATTGGCAATGCCGCCCCTGATTAGGTTCTCGTGAAGTGTTCGGTAGCTAAATCCGCCAGCTTGCCACGCTTCCACAAGTGCTTTTGCGTCCTGTGGTGTAATCGTCGTGTCCATCAAGTCTTTTGGAGGTGTTACCGTAATTTTCTCTTGCTCTGCCTCTGATAGCCCTTGCATCATCGCAACGTTACGCAAGGACCTCTCAAGAACCTCACATGATACTTTTGCAATGTCCGATAATGTGGCTGTCTCAGATGCAAATCTAAGCTTGCGCGCCTTACCGCTTTCGTTTACGCCTTTATCGTCTTGTTCAAGAAGCTTTGCGCCGGCAAGAATTGCAGCAGCTTTATTGCTTTCCATTGCACGTTCATGGGCTTCGATACCTGTGCAATCAGGGCCAACATATTTAGCGTCCGGCTCCATGCCTTCAGATCCGCGCAACTCATGGACAACGCCCGCGCCAATTGCGCTAGGAGCGTCACCATTGATAATTACAAGCGTTTCTTGACCCGACATAAACAATTGATGTCTATAATCTGCTGATAGCTGATAGATAGCCAAAGCAGCACGAGCAACGCCGATTAATGGAGGCGGCAACATATCCGTTGAGATGTCGCGAGCATTTGCAACAACGAAAGGTATTCTTTCAAGAGCACCGCCACCCCTCTTACCTGGTGTTAATTCTTTCTCACCTGAATCCTTAACTTCTTTCTGGATATAAGAACCTTTAAGCATCTCAAGAACAATGTGCTTGTTTTCTTCTGTCCAAACATAATCTTTACGAACTGACCCGCTATCATCAATAACGTAAAACGAGCCATCACTTTCCCAATTGATAATCCGATCACCGTCATATCCGCACATATACGGATCGCCACCGCTTTCTGGAGCATCAACTAGAACACCGTAACGGCCTTTTTTAAGCAAAGCCGCTGTAATGCGTCTATGGAACGCCTCAAGGCTTAAACCCTCTAACGTGGCTTTCTCATCGATGTAAGCCATGCTATTAGGCTTTTCGATAGCAATCTCTTTGCCGTGAATAATACCAACCATTGCCGAAACGGTAGGCGATACAATATCAGGGAATTGAGCACGGTTCTTATAAGCCGCGTACATTGCGTTATTGTTAGCATCGCTAAACCCGCTTGGCTTTGGGAGATAAGTCTCAGCGGCTAGTTTAATAGCGCTTTCACCTTCAGCAGATGCAGCCATAAGTTTGTATTCACTCACCCTCGAAATATTAAAAGCGGGGTGCTTTGTTTCAACTGTCATTAATAAGCCCCTGCTACGGTCTTTGTTTTTGTGCTTGGTTTAGGTTTAGCCAATTCGTTAAAGGCTCGTGAGCTTGCGTCCACTTGATCCATGTAAGTTCCGTTAGGAAACGCGCAAACCTCATCAAGATAAGCCGTATTCCAATCACCTTTTAAAATATCAACGTTACCGGCCTCACACTGCGCCGCAAATGGTTCCGCTCGTGTTGCCTTGTCACCGCTTTCGGGTGATGACGTAAATTTAAAGCCTGCTAAATCCCGAGCAATTGACTTAGCTTGGTCTTTACCTGCCTGCCCCGGGTCTTGTGGGTATGAGATAAAACAATCTTTCCCGTCTTGACTTGCCGTTGCCTTAATCATTTGACGCGGTGTATTGACACGCTCTCGTCTTGAATCAGCAATGATAAATCGACCTTCAGGCGTTTTGCCTATCAATGCGCCCGCTGTATAAGGGCTATCAGATTTAT